ATCATAATTAAGCGCTTCGGGGTCTGTACAACCCCAGGTATGTAGGGTTTCACAAGTGTCTGGCAACTCAGCTTCTGGATTGTAATCTACATAATCATCATCCATACATCCATATATAGGAGGATCTGGTGGGCAAGGCGCAGGGAAAATAGCCCCTGAATACATTGTATTACCATTGTCAAATTCCGTAAATGCAAGGTCCTCTAACTCCCATAACACACTGTCGCATGCCATAATAACACAAGCTCCGTCCTGACCGCCTGATGCGTAACCATTTAGTCCATCACCATATTCATCTACTAAAATTAATTCAAAACCTAAGCTTACGCAAAAGTCATAACTGTATGTAACTAACTGATCACCAAAGTCAAACTCACCAGGTATTACCTGTTCGTAAGGTTGACCGTTAGCTATATTTACCAATGTAAACCCAGTTTCTCCAGGCCATGTGTCTAAAGTCAACTCCATAGATACAAGTGTTTCAAGTGAATCACATTCAAACACATTACAACTACCATTATCAATATTGGCCCAGGGGTTATAGTTATTTGCAACAGGGTTGGTACACCCAGGAAGAGGCGGTATACATGGGAAAAGTGTAAATGGTATGGTATCTAACGCTGAATCAAAGTCATATACCGCTGTGTCTAGCCCACAAGTGTTACTTATTCTGTACCACCCTTCTCCAAAACCACAACATATCCCGTCACCAAACGCATCCATCATTACAAACTCATAATCACCCGATGGTAAAAATACCATATGGTTTTGCAAAGTGTTGTTCTGAAGCGGAGGACTTACGGCCACGACGTTTGAATCACTGAGTATTTGCCAGGAGCTTTCCCCAGCATACTGATCTGTTTGAATTTGTACATCTAACCAACTTCCTTGACCTAACATGTATGATGCTAGCATCCAAAATAAAAGTACTAATAGATAAGATTTATTTTTCATTATTATGTTTTTATGGCGCTGAAGAGTGTTCACCACTTGAGGTTAAAAATGTATTCCAATCATACTCCACCACAATGGTAGCATACCAAAACGAATTACCAGCCACATCGGCATCAGCCTGCATGGAGCAAACAACAGTTTCTGTAGACTCAAAATGTTTTGCGTTATCAAATACAAAATGAAAAACATGGTGATCGTCGGCTGCCTCTACTGCTAATGTTTCCGTCTCCTCTGAAATCCAGTTGCCACCACTGTAGATATTGTCATTAGGTGGTAATGTATGTACACCTACAGTGACATTACCTGCTCCCGAAAGGGCGTGTGGCCTCAAGGTTACTGACGCTATCCTACCATCACAAGGAGCCAGCATAGCCACTTCATCCTGATAGATGTGAGCTTGCTCGTTTACGTCCTTAAATGGTAGGTAGTGAATAGTGGTGTCTAAATTATCGTAAAAGTTAGCTATAAAAACTTGCTTTTGCTTACCAGTTATCACACCAGCTGCAGTTAAATCACCAGCTACAGTAGTTGTTGAAGCGGCTCCGCTACCTATAGTAACATCAACTTCTCCATCAGCATTTGTATCTCCATCTAGATATAGCCCATTTGTTAATACCCCATCATATGAAGAAACTTGTAAATACATCGAACCAGCCTCTTGCCCGTCAGTTACATCCGAGGCTCTTGTGACAATTTTAGCGTACTCTATTGACTCTGCAGCAATTGAATTGTCGTTTTCACCATGCCACTCTATTGACCCTAAAGCCTCTCCATCAGCTACGTCAGCAGCGTCTTTTACAAACTTTAATTGCGCCGCTGAAGTTGAAGTAGTATTTGTATTTTTTAGAGTTAATACTGGTTTATCGCTAGTAGAACTTGTTAATGTAAGGTCATTCCCATTATAAGCAGCATTAGCTTCAGCTGTAATAGCACTACTCCCAGTACCAGTAAGGATAGCGTTATCTGTAAGGCTTGTAGCCCCTGTACCTCCGTTACCTACAGGAAGAGTGCCAGACACGTTAGATCCCAAAGCACAATATGTAGTAGAAGTGCTGCCAGTTCCGCCATCACTTATAGCTAAAGTTCCCGTAATAGATGAAGCTGCTAAATCAACAGCCACTTTATTAGACTCTATTACTAAACCACCGTTTGACTTTAAGTCAGTAGATAAAGTGCCTGTGGTTAAGTCTAAGCCATCACCAGCTGTAAATGTAGTGCCATCAGCACCTGCTGCTCCCGTAGCGCCTGTAGCACCCGTAGCACCCGTAGCGCCTGTCGCCCCAGTTTCACCTTTAGGCCCTTTACTTGTAACACTTATACTAGATGAAGTAGGGTTTGTTACCGTAACCGAGGTTGAGTCAGAAGTAAAACTAACTGTTGTTCCTCCGCTAGTAGTAGCAGTAAGGGTGTTACCTGCAGTTGTTGTAACCTCTACACTCATTGATTTAGCTTAATGATTTTGATATATCGTCATTAACCACAAATGATCCAAACAGAATAGTTGTGTGACTATCTGCAGCCCCAGAAACGGGTTTTATCTGCTGTAAATCATATCTGTATCTTCCAGCTGGCACGTTTCTCATGGTTGTAGCTGTAGCTTTAATTGTTACATTTCCACTGTTATCCACAGTAAAAGGCTCAAATCTGTTAGTCACTTGGATTCCAAGATCAGTGCTACCCATAACAGGAGTAGTAGATTTCTTTGAAACCTCCCAAACCTGCATAAGGAAAGAATAGCTACCTGTAGATAAAGCAATAGCTGCTCCTGCAGAAGTTTTTAACGTAAGAGTAAGCTCAAAAGTATCACCTCTTCTGCATGTGATATCTAATCTTTCTGATATATCTAAATTAACTTTACTAGCCATAATTATTGATTAAGCATTGCGTTCATTATTTCTTGATTGTTTTCGCCGCCTTGAGCCTGCTGTTCTTTTTGAGAAATAAGCTTTCTTTGTTCGTCGGCTTGCTTTACAACTCTGTCATCTTTACGATCTTCTTTTAACACCTCTATCTTCTCTTTAAACTCTTGATCGTCAGTCTTAAATCCTAAAGTAGCTTGAGCTTTAATCATCTCAATCTCTTTATGCAGCTCATGTAGAGCTTGAGCAACTTGTATTTCAGCTTGTGCTTTAAGCTGTATTTTTTGAGCTTCGAGCTGAGACTCCATTTGCATCTCTTGCTGTTTAGCCTGAGAAGCCGCTTGAGCAGCCGCTTGAGCTTGCTGAGATTGCATCTGTGAATTCTGTTGAGCAATAGCTTGCTGCTCCTTTTGTCTCTTTTTACGTTTAACCATAAGCAAGCGCTCAGCCTGATTAACATCCTTCATAGACCTAACTAACATTGCATCTTCTAAATCTATTTCCTTTTGACCAAGCGATATTTGTATACTTTGCTCTAAGTACTGCTTATCTGCACTCTCCATCTCCTTATGAACCTGAACGCCAAAGTTATACATTGGTAAATCACCGAAAGACGACAACACTTTCATATTCTCTTTACCTACAGCGTTTTCATATATAGTTTTTAAGGCCGACTCCTGTGGGATTATTTGCAAACACTTAACCACATCTTCACAAACTTTTTTGTATAAAATCATAGCAGCGTTAGTGATATCATATATAGCGTTATTACCAGCTGCAATCGCCTGTTCTCTCACCCCAACTAAATCGTCTCCTTTAGGAGAAGATGCATCCATAGCCTCATTAATCCCAGTCGTATCCCTAATTAATCTTAAATAATGATTATATAAAGCAATAAGTTCGTTTATATTCCTGATGCTATTACCTATTTCTCTAATCGGTGGATTTTGGTGACCGCCTTCAGGATTCTTACTTCTGTAGTAAAAAACACCCGTCTGCTCATAAATATCATGCAAGTCTAGAGGTTGGAGTTCTCCCCCTTTTCCAATTTCAACACCTTCTAGTCCTTCAATATCAATAATCAATCCGTCTGGTTTAGCCTTTGCTATAGCCTGTTGAATCTTCAGGTGTGTAATCTGAAGCATGTCAGCAAAACCAATACAGCTATCCACCATAGATTTAGGGATCATTCTGCTAATATTAGTAGCAACAACGGAATAAGATAAATTAGCTTTACTTATGTCGTGAATATTTTTAGGTATATTCGTTTTTTGACCGTAGTTTATTACATAGTCAGTACCTAATATGTACTTTCCTGAGTACACAGTAGTAATCTCCATTTTATGTGGGGTGCGCTCAAATACACTTCCTGGCTTTTCTTTATATGAATAGCCCTCATAAAAGAAATTTGTATTTCCAAACCTGTTTTCTTTCTCTTCAAAATGCATACAATCAACAGAAAGAAACTCAAAATCCAAGACTTCTATTGTGTGTTCATCATACCCATAAACCGACTTTTGTGATGCAGCATCATAATTGGAAGAGTATGGAGACATATTACTTCCGTCTGCTTTTTTCGCTATCTTCTTAAAATCCTCCTCGGTAAGCTCGTCTCCAGCAAGTCGTTTTAACTCCTGTATAGGCATAGTTTTTATACTTCCAGCGTATACTAAATCATCAAAGCTAGGATCCTCAGTATAGCTATGTATAAATTTAGCTGGATCCACATACTCTGTGTGAATACCGTAATTAGGGTCGTTGGATCTACGAACAACAGCCATCCCTAAAGCGGCTAAATCATTAACACACCTTCTAAATATATTATCATTGAAATTATTCCACGATAAAGTCATGTTTGTTGCTATCTGGGCAGCAATTTCAGCATCTAACTTAATGTTAGTATCTAAAAATATCTCAGCCTCTTCTAGAGTGTCTGGTAGCTTTTCTGGATCTTGATCAAGAACTAAACCTCCAGTTGCTTCTTTTAGACCCCTAAGCTCTTCTTTCATCTGAACCTGCATACGGAGGCGGTTCTTCTCTTTATTTTTCTCAGAGGAAGAAAGAGGATCAACCGCTTCTAGATTCGGGTAAGGATTTCTTGAGAGAATCTTATTTACAACTATTCTAACAAATTTTGGTAAAATAGGAACTGGCGTATAATCCAGGTTAAGTAAACTACCATCACCTGCATTCGGATCTAAAGAACTTAATAACCTCTTATATATTGTCGTGTTTTGTACCCCCTGAGCATAATCCCTATTCCTTTCAAAGGTCTTTCTTCTTTTTTTCTGAAGGGCGTTTTCCTCATTTGTAGAATTCCACTGACTCTCTATAGCTTTCGCATATTTTAAACCATATGCTTTTTGATCTTTTAATTCCTTAGATACTAAAGGGTCAGGAAATTTGCCAGTACGATTACTTGAATTGCTTATCATTGTAAAATAAGTATAATTACTTTATGCAAATATAGTGAATCAACCGATCACATTATATTTCCTAAAAAACTTCTTTTCCGAGAAGCTAACTCTAGGTTTTGGTTTAGATTTTTGAGCAGCCAAGAGGGCTAAACCAGAGCTTATAGTAAGGTCAAATTTAGTTCTATTGTCTATTTTAAAGCCAATCCAATCTTCTAGAGTTTTATTAAAATACATACCACCATAATCACCAGTATCTCTATTTATGCCTACGTGATCGTGTATATAGGCTTCTACTGCATGCGCATGAGCCTGTATTACATCTTGAGAGTTAGAAGGTATCCCTTTAGTCTTAACTTTCATCGTAGAGTTTGGAGCCTTCAAATGTTCTGGCCTATTCATAAGATACCCATCATAACCTCTAGACTCAAAATATCTCGCAATTCCATATTTGTTATTCTCAATTAATATAGGGTAACCATAGAATACAGCAGCCATAAGAACATCTTCGTAAAATATCTTAGCCAGTGGTGGACGAGAAGCATATTCTAAAACAAAGGTGTTTGATGGATGCTCCATGTTAAATTTATTATAAAGATGTAACGCGCCTTTAGATCCTCTTCCATCAACGGTTGCATCTAGGTCATATGAATCGACCCCTCCGCATCCTATTTGTCCGTTAGGCGGTACTCTTTTACCTCTGTCTAATTTTTTTTGATTCCTTAGCTCTTCTGGCGGTAACCAAGAAACACGAAACCTTCCTTGAGGATCTGGGGAAAATATAACATCAGTGTCTTTTTCTCCGTTTCTCCAAATAAAATTACCAATTACTATGGGGTTAGGAAATAACTCATCGTTATATTGTATCTGCTCATATATCTTACCTATATTAAATAAGCTACCTTCAATACTATCCCTAAAGGCTTCATCCTCTGTAAAAGGGAACTGCCTCACAACCTCATTAAGTTCCGATGCATCCTCTTTAAGTGATTCTCTTTCGTTTTTAAGGTATGTTTTTGCACCTATTTTAACAGGGTCTCCATCTACACCTATAATTTCTTTTTCTGGGTCTTGAACTACTGGATTTCCGTACATATCAAAAAACCCTTCTAAAGAGTCATATGCTGGTATAAATAGTCTATACAATCCAGTTTTAGTCCTCCCATTCGCATTCCTCTCGTTGGGATCCGAATCCCTCCATAGGTCTTTGTACTGACTTCCACCCTTGTCCATCGGGTTTACGGTGCTTCCGACTAGCGCTTTTCCCACGATTTTTCTTCCGACGATCAAACACGTCCTCTGAATCCTCCATGCGTCTCTTATGTCTGTAGGTCTTTCCCATTTTCCTGCCTCATCTAGATACAATATGTGTAGCTTCTCACCATCGTATGCATTGTTAGTTGTGTTTTTCCAATTAATAACTGTATTAAGCGCTTCACCTGTTTGTGATGTTTTATTCTTTTTAGTAATTCGCTTTGACGGCTCCCTAAAAGCTAACTCCATACGTGGATTAGTTGTACCGTCTTGTATAGGTTTAAAGAAGAATGGATAGTTTCTAAACATATAAACCACCTTCTTCATGAAAATATTTTCCTGAGCATCTTTACCAGTTTTCGACTGTATACCCATAAGCTTATCTTTGACTTGGGTTGCCTCGTCAACAAGTACAGCAGAGCATATATTAGTATACCCAGAACGACGGCACTTAGTATAAAGCTGACCAATACAACGTGGATCAGCTTCGCATGCAGCCATGTGTAGAAAGATTTCACGTTGAAAGTTAAGAAAATATGGATAGCCGATGTCTAGCTTAGTCCATTGAAGCATCATATAATGCCTCCCCGTAATATATGTAGCTGTACCGTTGTTATAAAACCAAAAACCCTCACGCCTACGCCTAAACTCCTCCTCGACATATGGACGAAACCTCTCTCTGAACTCCCTTGGCATTTCCGCCCACTCATCCATAGATTTAATACGAGACAATTCCTGCGGCATAGATATCCTTCTCCACATTTGCATAGAGTTTGATTCTTTATATCCGCTAATGTTTTTCTTCGGCGGCCTTTTTGGAAGGCAAATGAGTAACCCACCGAGTTCGATAATTTCACCTTCCGTACCGTTGGGGCAAATCTTGACAGCAGGCTCATCATATTCTTCTAGATTTAGTAATACAGACATCAGTAGCTACTGCCATTCTTATTCATTCTGCCGAGAGAAGGTACTCCTACTTTAGGGTTTGCCAACTTCATGTACTTACCGCAAGGACATTTTACGTCGTGTGTGGCAACACCATCTACCATTTTAATAACTGCGCTTCTACACTCTACTTCATGTTCAGCACATTCGCATTTATATTCCGCCATTTTATTCAATTTATTTATTCTTTTTTCTAAGCCTCCAGCGTTTACGCTTAGATTTTTTTAGCCTTGATTTCTCTTTCCTACCTCTATTCTTAGATGCTGATTCTACAGTCAATGTACCCCCTTTATGATGAATATCCTTTCCGTCGCCTTTTTTTACCTTGCCTCCTTTTAATAGTCTGCGCCTATTGCGATTTCTAATAACCCTTAGTTTCTTTTGTTCAGGGGAAGATTGAAATTTTTCATACTCATCTTTGTAGTCTCTGGCCATAACACAAAGTTACTTAGAAAATCTTTCCGCAAATCCACCTGAATAGTCCTTTATTTGCTCTATAGATCCAGTGTCTTTAAGGTCTTTAATCATTTGCTCTAATCTTTGTCTTTCGACAATAAGCTCTTTGCAATCTGTAGCTGTTTGTTTGATAGATTGTAATTCTGCTTTTCGGGCGCTTCCGTTGATCTCAGGATCAACAGGTTTTTTAACCTCGTCAATCATATTATCTATAGCCACCTCCATACTGCTCATTAATCTTTGAGCAGCATTTATTGTAGTAAATTTAGTTCTCGACATAAACCCCTAATAAATCTTCTGCACGGGTGCGGTAATATTCCTGCCCGTCTATGGTTAAACGATAATCTCTATTTTCTTTAAACCCTACTATATCTCCAGGCTCTAATCCCATCTCTTTGCCTTCTTCACACAGATATGCAACCTCTCCCTTCGTTGGGAGTTTTTCACTGTTGTCTACTATTTCTATAATATCAGACTGAAGGGTTAGTTCTTTTTGCTCTATGGGCTTTAACAAGCACCATCCTGTAAGGCAGCGTATCTTGCCGTCTTTCTGGCTTTTATAGGCTATAGCCTGATTACTTATAGCCAGCTTAGGGTGGTATCTTACTATATAAGTGTTATCTTCTTCAGTAAATATCTGACCGTTATTATCACCCCCCATAACTACAAGGTGATGAAAGTATAGGGTATCGCCCTCTTCAACTCCAGTATCATATTTAAACGGAACGCACACAACAGGTCCTTCTGTGACGCGGTGATCAAACTCGTTAAACTTCGTATCCATGTACAGCTCAAGACCGCTATCTGTAACTAACTTATCGTCAAACCTTTTTTCAAGCTTAACAACAAACAAATCAAATGTCTTCATAGTTAAAAGTTACAATCGAATTCTAACATACAAGGCATGTCATCTATAGCCTTCCATAACGTCTGGATGCCTTCTTCATCCTCCATGTATACAAAAAATCTTGCTTTACCGTACTTTGCTAAATGACGTTCATCTTGTATTATTGTACTTACCTTCCCAGTACCCGCCCTCATACCTACATAATAAGCCATAGCGTCTTTAGGGTCTCTTCCGACCACAATTTTTCTAATAAGTCCTTCCATTTTATTTAATCTTCTAATTCTATTCCTGTGCCGTCCAGTAAGTCATCTATGTCTTTATAGTATTGATCTTCTTGACCTTCTTCTGGATCTTCCCAGGTATTATTAATAAAGTCCATTACATTTTCTAATTCTTCTAGAGATTCTAAGCTATAGCTGTACATAGCCTTTAATCTAGTTTCACCAAATATATTGCTATCTATAAGCCCCGTAACTAAAACAGATATTACCCTGTCTCGCATACCATACTCATCTATTACGCTATCTAGCTCCTGAGATAGTCTATGTATTTCTAAGAAAAAAGCTTCTTCTTCCATATCTTTACGTAATAAATTCATTTCAATGCCTAAAAGTAGAATCCCTAGAAAAAAGCTATTCAGAGAATCGTCTAGATTAAATCAAAGGTACGTAAAAAGGAATTATCTCAAGAATTTGAGAAAAGTACTTTTATCCACACAAGAAGGCTATGATGTTTTTCAAAAGGAAATAATGTTTATGATGTGGGCCTATGATCTGGAATTTTGGACGCTTGACTATGCTGCTAAAGATTATGGGGTTAGCAAAAAGAAGCTTGCTGAGAGGACTGTATATCCTTTGGTTAATGAAGGGTACGTGTATAAACACTTCGACAGATTAACTCCTTCTGACACATACGAGGATCATCTATTTAGAGACGAAACTAAATATAACTATAGAGTTAGGTATGCATTAACTCAAAAAGCAAGACTGCTAGTACAGAGGGTATACAGGGAGTTAGAAGGGTAGCTACTTAAGCGTTCCCTGAACGTCGATGTCTTAATACACCCAATTTAAAAACTGAGCGCCAGTAATGGTGCCGTTTCTTCCGTTTCCACTCATATCATATACAGTGCTTCCAGAGCCAGCTTCCGTCCCGTCACCTAGCGGTAAGTATAGCTCTAAGTTATTTTTTATCTGAGGGGTACTTAAAAGTCTTTTTCTTCCTTTATGCTGGAATATCTTTTTTATGTGCTTTTGAGATAAAGCTGCAGAGTGTATCATAAAATCTTTAAAAGCAGCTCTAAAATAACTAGCTGATGCCGAATTGTTTCCTATCCTCATATTAGCGCTTTGATCTATGCTTGTGGTTGTATCCGCAATCGTTTGAGTATTCATAGAAACTGGTTCCCCGTCAATATAAAATTTAGAATTTGAAGCACTACTCCTATCTACAACAGCAGCAACGTGATACCAAGTGTTTGTAGACATATCGTGATCTGTAGTTCGAAGGTCAATTGTATTACTACCACCCACAGCTGCAAATAAAGCAAGGCGTCCAGAGTTGACGCCTGTTAAAAGAGTGCCTATATAGAAGGTGTTAGACTTGTTAGCAGACTGAGCAAATAGACCAGTATTATTTTCATCCCAACTAGTATTGCGATTAACCCAAAAAGATATTGTAAAATCACCAGTTGTAGCATACGTAAAATCTGATATTTCTACGTAGTCGTCTGTACCATCGAAATTAAGAGCTTTCTCACCCTTAGGTCTACTTCTTCGTTTTGGGGGCTTGATCCCCACTGAACTTGATAATCCTCCTATCATTATGCTTCTCCGTTAAAAAATTCTGTTACGTCCATTTGTGTTAAGATAAGGCATTCTGCAAAATCCCTATATATAATAGTGCACCCCTCATCAGAGGCAACCGCCTTTATTATATCTGGGTATATTCTCATGTATGCCGCTGTACTTTTCCCTATAAATCCGTCTTTTTTGATGTTGTTGTTTTCTTGCGTGTCACCCACCAAAAGGCATCCCGCAGTATGCTCGTCGGTATTACCACAATGAATAAGCACATAAGAAAAATTAGGGACATCACAGATTTCAAGCATCCCTTTATGTATGTCAGCAAATCTCTTAGAGTACTTCTGATGGAATCCACCCACATCGCGAATACCGAGGCGGTACTCTCCTTCAGGTATACAAGTTTCTCCTTGTACCTTTTCATCTCTGTCCTCATCTTCGAGAGTGTAACATAAAAACTTTCTTTTACCATCTGTTATATCGAATAGTATCCCGTTAGTCGAATCTATCCCTTTGTTGAATCTTATTACTTCTAGTTTCATTTTTAATTTTATTCAGTCTAATTTTCTCAGCCTCAACAGCATGATCAAGTCGTTTCTTCTTTGTGTTGAAATATCTTTTTTTAATCAAAATTTGTTTTTACGAAAACTTTATCGTATACTGAGATCAGCAGTCCAAATATACGACTGATTTGTTAACCCTTAATTTATACGTTATGAGAAATTTATTTTTAATTATTGCCTTACTGGCATCTACTGCAGCACTATCTCAAGCAACACTTGTGGTGAATGATCTTCAATACAGTGAGGGGGTAGAGTCTACTTTTACTGTACTATACATTCCAAACGAGCCAACAGATGATGTAAGAAACCTTCAGGAAGGTGACGGGTGGAAGTTTGAGCACAGAGGAGAGCACAGACTCTTTAGACTAAGAGCAAATGAACCAGGTATATACCAGGTAACACAAGAAGTGGGTGATAGCTTAATACAGATATCATCAATTAGAATAGACTAAAAGAGCCCCTTTCGGGGCTTTTTTTTTGCGTAATATTTTAATTAGTCCCTTAGTCCCATTGTGCAGCATCAATCTGATCAGCATAGCTTGCAGCTTGCTCCCTATATTTCTCCCTCATCCTTTCTATTGCTTTTGGATCGTTCTTAATTTCATCTCCAAAACTAGCTATATAATTATCAAACTCATCCATTAGGCCCGCATAAATATCGTCATAACGACTTCCTTGGGTGTGACCAACTCCTTTATCATGAGCAGATTCAACTACATCTCTTTGATGAGCTTTCCAGTCACCTTTATCATAGAATACTCTTTCATCTCCTACCATGGCATAACCTCTTTTAGGGTTAACAAGATCAGGGTTTTTTTCTCTAAATGATTGTAAAACTGATTCAAATTCTACAGGAGATCCTTCACCCAATGCAACTTTAGCGCCTCCTCCTGGAGTAGCGCTAGAAGCTAAACCTTGTCTAACTAAAGATTCTACATCACGGGTGTCTTGAAGGACGATAGCTGGTTGTCCAGCACCATTTCCATTACCGTTACCATTACCGCTTTCTTTCTTAGGGTCTGTAATACTTGGTCTCCCCCCAACTGCATATCTTTTAGCCATAGCTGACAGTGCTCCACCAGCACGGAATGATCTAGATGTACCAGTACCGATAGTCATTTGGTTTCCAGTAGGCTTAAATGAACCGCTTGATCTAGTGAATCCACCACCTGCTCTATATTTTAGTTTCATATCTTGTTATTTGTTACAAATATAAGTATTATAATGCTGCGAAAATTTCTGCTACTACATCGCCACCAACTGAAAGAGCATATATAGCATCAATAGCAATATGAGATCCGCTGCTGCTAGTTCCTGTTGCATCTGCATACATAATAGAGTTACCTAACATATAGCTATCTCCAGCTTCTAACTTTACATAGTATTGAGAAGTACCCCCTACTATACGTAATTGAAGGGTGTTTGATGTCCCTGTATGAGTTATACGAATATAATCAGCAGTAGCATCTTTAAGGGTTCCTGCAGCATCAGCAGAATTAAAAAGCAAAACGGACTGTTCGCTAGTTGTACAAGTCATGATTCTTTTATATACTTGATCAACCGTCTCCGTCATTACAGATTCGGTCCCCTGGTCTACCCCGTTGATGTTTAATTCCTCTTTAATTGTTACTGTTAATGTTGCCATAATTATTTCTTTAATCCAAATCCAAAGGTATTACCTTTTATATAATCGTGTTTACGTGGGTTATATCTGTTTCTAAGTTCCATTTTACCTCCAGAAGCATAGTTTAGCTTTCTCCCTGTTTTAGCAGAGTGTCCAAGACTAGATACCGTCTGAGATAAAGGGCCTACTAATTTTGTAAAATCTTCTGTTTGTAATTGCTGACCTGTTCCGTCATTTGGTCCCTCTAGTTCTGCTTTTTCTTCCCCAAGATACTCAGCCCCCATTCCTAAAGAACTCCCCATAAGGGCCGTGTTGCCAGTATATGCACCAGCAACAGTTCCTACAGCTGCGGTCCCTAATGTAGTGGCTGCTCTAGTTCTCTCTGATCTTATTGTGTCTAGATAATCCCATCTCTGTTGCTCTGAAGCACTTAATGTAACACCACCATCTATCTTTGATTTAAGTTGCTTCCATTCCTTTCTATCATACCCTTCCTGAGCACCCTCCATATCCTCATACCTCTCCTGGAACTGCAGTTCCTCAGGCAGCATCTTAGTTATATCATCTAGTAGACCCATAGTAGCAAAGATACTACTTTTTATCTTTAAAATGTTCCACCTGACGCAGCCTTCTCGTAGCCGCCAACCTAGATCCATAGGGACCGCCTAACTTTTTATCCTTCTTTGAGTAAACATAGTACCCATCCTTCTTTTTTATGATCATAATACAGCTATCCCGTATTTAACATTCTAAATGCTTCTTGTGTATACACACCAAAATCATATAGATTGGCTTTGATATGCATTATATTGATAGCAAAGTTATAACATATTTTTTTAAAAGTCAATAGTAAAGTAAAACTTTAAGCAGATTGGCGTAATTGACCGATTCTCAATGCTTTATGGAATGAAAGGTGGCATAACCATCGCAATTAAGATCCTTGCCGCCTGAAAAAAACGGTGAGAAATGTTTGGGGTGGGGATTATATATATATACCAACGTTCACATGCGTAAAGGAAAACGCAATCTCAAACCCCCCTCCCCTAAACTTTGTTTAGATTTCGCCATAACTTTAACCCCTTCGGGTTCAGCGTGTTACGTAGCATCACTTCACGCATTGGTTCAAGCCGATGTTTTACATCGTTGGTTATCAGCGAAGGACAATCCCTCACTTAGAGTAATACTCTAACTTAATAGCCCCCTTATAGGGGATTTAGTGTTAGCATTTGTTTGTTTGTATTGATAATTATAATACTAAGCATAGCTTAGTATTAAGCTGTTTGTATTGACAATTGAATTACCAACAAAATCTCCCTCGCGTCATGCTCACGTCATGCGTGGATCATGTGCGCGTAAGCGTCCGCGTCATTACCCGAATTTTCGCCTGTTTCCACGCGCATTATGCGCAGGAGAAATCGCGCGCGAAATTAGCCCTTCAAAAACTTGACATCGGTGTTTTAATCCCCTATCTTTGTTGTCATCGGTTCGGTAATGTTGCCCAACCAAAAACCAATTCATCATGTCTAAAGACATCAACATCAAAGACTGCCGTAAGGCAGTAAATCAAGCGAAGTTCAACCCAACGAAGGCACGTAAAGCACGAGCAATCAAACTCCTAAAGGAGTTAATGGAAGCGGTTACTAACCTCGAAGAGGTTAAGGCAAAGCCAAAGCGTAAGAAGTCTAAGACTTCTAAGCCGAAGGCAAAGCGCAAGAACAAGAACCAACGACTCGAAGAGTCGCAAGCTAAGCAAAACGTAGCTGAAAACTTCATCTCTGATGAAGTGGCTGAGGTAAACACGCTACCTGAGTTCAGTGAACTACGTTCACTTGGTTACTCAGTTGAAGATGCAGTAAGATACTGCAAAGCCCTCATGAACGGTGCACCTCAAACAGCGTAAGCTGTTCAACCCTCTGGACTATTAGAAGATATAATATACTACTCCTCTCATTTATGAGAGTAGTATATATATCCTCTTAAACAAAACATTTTTCAAACCAAAAACCCTTTACACATGGAAAGACTTCCAAAATCAGAGTACTTCGTACAACGTCTATCTCAAGCCATCAAAGATGGGAACACTAGAAAAGCAGAATACTATAGTCGAAGACTATCGGAAATGTTCAAAGGCAAAGCCAAGTTCGAATACGTACCTGGAACCAAGACTCTACGAGTCTACCAAAGACCAAACTATGACATCATAGATG